GCCGCTGAATGCCAGGGCCAGGATCGCGAAGACGGCAGTCTTCTCATCCGCCGTCGCCGCTTTCACGTCGAGCGTCGCCATCACTCCAAGATTGGGCGACCGATCACTTCCCGCAATAGGCTTCGATGCGATAGCCGTCGGAAATTTAGTTGTTTATTTACAGCAAGTTATTGGGTGGCGTATACAATAATGGCACCACTTGAATAGGCTAAAGCCCATGCGTGTGTACTTCGTTGAGGCGACTGGGCTGGACCTTGTGAAGATAGGGTTCGCCCGCAATGTTGCGGCGCGCCTTGCGGATCTACAGTGCGCGTCTCCGGTCACGCTTCGATTGTTGGGGACGGTTCCCGGCGGCATCGAGGTGGAGCGATTCTTCCACAAGGACTTGGCCGAATATCGTGTCCGCGGTGAATGGTTTGCGCTCAACGATCGGCTACGAGAATACATCGCCAACGCCGACAAGGCGGCCGTGCATCCGCCGGAAATTCAGGCGGCTATCGACAAGACAGCGGCGCACTACAAGCGCCGCCGCGTCGCGATGATGCGGCGAGCGTCCCAGGCCGGAGTCCAGTAGGCCCATATCTGCCCGTACAGCGCGATCCGGCCGGAGCGGCCCCAGGTGGTGCCACCCGACCGGCGCGCGCTACGCTGGCGGCCACGGCTGCCAACCGCACAAACGAAAAAAGCCGCCGACCCCGTGAAGGGCCGGCGGCGAGTTCGTTTGGGAGGAAACGCCCATGACGGGCTACCCGGCCGCGATACGCTGCGGCCGTCTCGACGCCGGGGTAGGCCGGCGGCGATCTCGTCAGAACTTGCGAAGCAGATCCTGGATTTCTGATGGCGGGACGGCGAGGTCGAGCAGCGCTTGGCTCGGCACAACATGGACCGCCAAGGTTCCGTCCTTCCGGCGACTCTGCCAGGTGACGCGCAGCTCGTCGTTCGGCACCTCGCCGTCGTGGATGGGGTCGAGCACGCGGTCTATCGCCATCCTTACGGCGGGCGACGCGAAGTTGCGACGCTCCATCACGAGGTCTAGCGCGTCGATGAACTCGTCCGCATCGACGTGGATGTAGAGGGTGACTTTTTCGGGCTCTGCCATGATCAGCTCCTCGGTTCGCCCGCCACGAAGCAGCGGATTCGGAAGAAGCCCATGGCCGACGCCACGCAGGCATGCGAGCGGCCATCAGGCGACGGAATGTCGAGCACGGCGTCGGACGGCACCGGCTCCCAGCGGCCGTTCATCCAGACCCGCCAGCCAGTCGGCGTGAGGTCGGCGCGCACAGGAGCGCAGTCGCGCTGGTCGCAGCAAGAGAAGCCGCGCCGGTCGAGCCACTTGGTATACGGATCGTGGGCCTGCGCCGGCCTGCTCGCCAGCCACAGCACGAAGATCGCGAGCAGCGGCAGGAGGGCGATCGCCATCACCGCCACGAACACGCGCGGCAGGCCGAGGGGTGGCGGCTTCACTGCAGATGCTCCGGCAGCTTCGGTAGTGGCACCGTCTGGCCAGCAAGCGCATGCGTGCAGTCGCCGAGAAACACGAGTTGGCCGGCACGAAGGAAATAGTGACAACGCTCGTCCGGAATCTCGCCTTCCGGGTCGTGGGCCGAGATATTGATGCTGGGCGCAAAGGTCGGGGCGTTCACGTTGCCGTCGAACGTCCACCGTGCACCGCTGGAATTGGGCCGGTCGACGTGGATGACGTGCAGTTCGCCACAACCCGGACACCAATGACCGAAACCGCCGTCTGTATTGCGAAGGAAGGCACTCACTTTGCCCATGGTCACCTCAGAACTTGACCCGCCACCCGACGAAGTACGTCGGCGCCCCGCTCAACTCGCCCGCGGGCCAGACGCCGCCAGGATCGGCGTGCGTGTAGGCGGTTGGGACGGAGATGCAGGCGGCAAGCAGCGCCAGGCACAGCAGGGCGACTAGAACTGACATGCCGCCTGGTAGCGGGCGTTCGCAGCCCTCACCCCTTTGACCGTTTCCGGCGTGTCGTTCTTCGCGCTGTACGTCACCGGCATTGCAGGCTGCAGCGCGAGGCATACGGCATTGTTGCGCGGCGTCGCCGTCACCGCTGGCGGATGCCGATCGCCGCAGCCGGCGAGCAGGGCGCTAGCGGCGGTCGCGATTATTGGGATCGTCCGCATACTCGTCCTCCTGCTCGGCATGCTTGGCGGCCTCGTTGGCCCTGGCGATCACGTCCTCGCCCGTCTTCATGTCGGCGTTCTGCTGCTCGGCGCGCCCGAGCTCGCGCTCGGTGTCGCCGCCGCCGAACAGCGCCTTGAGCAGCCGAAGGATCAGGTCGAGCATCACCGCACCCGGAAGCCCTGAAGCGGCACGTCGGCGACGTTGGCCGGGCCCTTGCCGTCGACCACCTCGCAGATGTCGCTGGCGATCGACGCGCTGCCCTTGCCAGGCGAGCGCTTGATGATCTCGCGCGCAGCGTCCGGCGCCGGGATGTAGGCGCAGCGCTTGAGCGATGCCGCGACGATGTCGGGATAGGTGGCGACCGTGGGCGACGTGCACGCGGCCACGGCGAGCGCCGCCAGGAGGACGGCCGCCCGCATCAGCCGGGACCCAGCTTGCTCAGCCCGTACTTGGCCACCAGGGCGACCAACTCGCTCACCGTGGCCATGGCGACCTTGGCGTAGTCGAGCTTCGCGCCCTCGGTGCTGTTGCCGGCGGCGAAGATCGCCTCGGCGCTCTTGATGGCGTCGGCTGCCTTGGCCATCGTCGAGTTGACGATCTCGCTGACGTTCTTCGCGCAGATTTGCGACTGCACCAGCGTCTCGGTGCAGAGCACGTTGTAGGCGCCGACCGAGATCGTCGCGACGTTCATCGAAACCTTCGCCAGACCGAACAGTTGGTCGGCGGACTCCTTGCGCTCCTGTTGCGTGGTGCCGCAGGCGGTGAGCGCGAGGGCGAGCAAAGGCGCCAGCAAAAGCTGCTTCAACATGACTGTTCTCCTGGGGTTGTGGTAAACGGATGGGGCTGCGGCAGCGTGGAAGGACACGCGCCTCTACTGTGCGTTCTGAAGGGTGATGGCATAGGCGTTCAGAGCACGACGTGGCCGGCTGCTCTGCCGGATAGAGCCCACGGTGGGAATTGACCCAGAACGACCGCCATAGCTCGGTATCAAGCCCGGGCCCGCAGCGCCCTAAGACGAGACGACCTCGCCGCGCCGCTTCTTCTGGATGTAGCGCCAGAGCATGTAGCCGACCGCGCACACGGCGATGATCGACAGCACGACGCCGCTGAGCTTCAGGATGTACTGCAGCGAGAGGCCGGCGCTGGAGATGGTGCGCAGCATCGGCGCGATCTGGTCGACCTGGTCGACGACGCTGCCGGCACCAGCGGCCACTGACGCGCCACCGGCGATGACGGTCTTGCTGGAGAGCAGGCCTTTCGGGCGGGCGACTTCCTGTGGCATTGCCGGCGCCACGACGGCATCAGGATCGGGCGTCAGGTAGAGCGCCGACTCGGCCGCGCGACGGCGCGTCAGTCCAGCCATCTCGACCAGCCTGCCGCCGACGGTTGCCTTGTTCCACATTCCGAAGGCGCGAGCGGCGCCGTTCTTGTCGCCGGCCTTGTGCAGGCGCAGCACAGTCGAGCCCTTGAAGCCGGCCAGGCCGATGTTGAACGCGAGCGATACCATGGCGTCGAATTCGTGCTGGCTGGTCTGCGCGCCGCCAAGCATCCGCTCGACGCCGCTTGCCCATTCGACGAGATCGTCGTCGAGCATCATCTCGGCCGCCGCAACGCTCACGAGCGTGTCGGTGCTCCTGACGCCCTGGGTATGACCGAAGCCGATGGTCCAAACGCCGGCCGGGCAGATGTACGCCTTGAGCGCGGGGCCGCCGCCCGGACCCTGCTCGAACTCGGCGACCAGGTCGCGGCCTTCGGGGGATACGATCATGGGTGACCTCGGGTTATCGCGGCCGGCCTGCCGGCGGATATGGCTCGAAGGGTTCGCGCGGGGCCGGCGGTGTCGCGGGTGGCGACGTCTGGTTGACAGGCCCCATCTCCGGCAGCCGCCAGACGCGGCGCTGTATGTCGCGGATCTCGCCGTCCTGTTCTCGGTTGCGGGCGTCGAGGCCGTCGAGCCGCTTGTCGGCGGTGTCGTGCCGGCCGACGTGGGCGTCGACCCGGCGCTCGAGCGAGGATGTCGCGGCGCGGTTCTGCTCGATCTGTTGCTGCATCACGTCCTGCTGACGGACTAGCGGCGCTAGTTGCCCCTCGATTTTGATGATCGCCTTCGTGGTCTCGTCGGTGGCTCTGATGACACGCTCGGCAAACCAACCGCCCGCCAGGATGATCAAGGGCGGCATGGTGACCATCATCCAGCGCGCGATGAGCCTAAGCCCAACGTTCTCCGCGGCGCGCTCCATGGCGGTGCCGTTGCCGTTCGTGTGAGCCATGCGCTTCCCTTACTTCTCGCGCGGCTCTTCTTCCAGCTGCGCCTTCTCGCCTCGTAAGGCTCGCAACTGCTCCAGGGTCATGATCGGCAGGTGCTCCATCCCCGGCGGCTTGATCGGGTGAGCGGCTGCCTTCTTCATGAAATGCGGCTGCCTCCGCTCGACGACGCCGAGGTCCTGAACTTGCTTGGACAACGCTTCTTTCAGTGCGTCCTCGTCGACGAGCGCCTCGAGCTGGGCGACGGTCCACTCCAGGGTCACGTCTTCAAGGGCGGTGTAGGCCCGGCGATCGACCGGGAACGGCAGAACGGCGATGCCACGCGACTCCGCCACGCGCGTCCCATCGGTCGCCACGTAGCGCCAGTGAATGGCGCGGACGATCTCGTCGAATCCCTTGCGTGACGGGATGACCTCGAAGTCGTCGATCTCCCACTTGAACTCGACCATGTGCCGCCTCAGCCGCTGTAATAGAAGATCGGCACCAGCGGGAAATCGCCGGGCCCGCTGAAAGTGTGCGAGTAGCCGCCGCGCACCTTGCCGATGGTGTAGCTGCGGACGACATCATCCGGATTGCCGAGATCGTCGAGTTGCCGCATGGCCTTGCCGGGAACCGACGACGAGCAGAGCAGGTCGCCTGGCGCGAGGTTGCCACCCTCATCGCAGCAGCGCACCGCTCCTTCACCGAGGGCGTTGATGACCACCAGGTCGTTGTCCGCAATCAACGTCACCCACTCAGCGACCGGCGGATAGTTCGGGATAAGGTGCGGCTCTTCCTCGGTCCCGATGTCGTAGAGGACGAGATCGTCTTCGACCATCGAGGCCGGTGCCCATTCGGCCACGGGCCGCTGCCGTGACACGTAGGCACCGACGACGGTCTTCTGTCGCGGCGAGCTCGACAGCTCGACCCGTGTCATCGAGTCCGAGATGTAGCTCGCGATGACTTCGACGTCGACCAGCAGGTCACCCACCATCGGCTCGATTGCGACCGCCATGATCGCGTCATGCGCGCCGGTGAATGGACCGTAGCCGCCCGCTATTGAGTATGCCGCCCAACCGCCGGCGCCGGCCGATCTTCCAAGCGCGACGCTGCCGCCACCCGCGCCGTTGTTGGAAAGGACGCCCGCTTGCGTGGGCAGAGGCGATCCCGCTCCGGTGTCTGTCTGGTTCACCTCGATGGTGAAGCCGGCCACGCTGTTGAACACTGCAGTGCCGCCGCCGAGGCCACCACCGCCGCCCGATGTCGACGTGTTGAACAGCCTCATCGGGTAAATGGTGGAGTTCGGGATGGAGATGGACAGCAGGCCACCAGCGCCTGCGATCGTGCCGCCGAAGAAGCCCAGCGCCCCCGAAACGCCGCTGCCTACGTCGCCGTAAGCGGTAACCTTGTTCGGGTAAGTGCCGCCCGCCGCTATCTCCACCCGCTCGATCGCCGTCGTCGTGCGGATCAGGTTGCCCGTGATCGTGCCGGCGGTCACTGACCCGACGTCGGCGCTCACGGCCGAAAGGCTGGACACGCTGATCTTCGCCGCCGTGACTGCGCCGGCGAGGATCTTGTTCGCGGTGACCGAATCGGTGGCTAGGCTCTTGGCGATGATCCCGCCGTCGACGATGAGGTGCGAATCGTTGCGCCTGAATACCGAGACGAGGCCGAGCCAGTACGCGCCGCCGAGGTTGCCGCCGGCCTCATTGTGGACGAACACGCGAGCGCGGGTCGCTCCGGCCGGCACGGTGATGTTGTCGATGCCGTGATAGGTGTCGGAGTCCCGGACGACCCAGGTGTCCAAGGGATCGGTGATCGGCGCTAATACATATCTTGCGTCGACCGGCGTCTGGGCGACCCACGTCCCACCGCCAACCGTGGTGTCAAACTTGAGGAATTCGATCTCGATCGCGAGGTACCGGACGTGCGTGCCCAGGCCCGACCTTCTCATCGTAGCGGTACGGAGAACGTACTTCTCGCCGCCCGTGACCGAGAACCAGGCCGAATTCCACAATACCCCGTCGCTGGCGTAGTCGTATGTGGCCTCGAACTGGAGGACGTGCTGCGAGCCGGCATATCCGCCCGTACCGGTCAGCAGGGTGATGTCCGTCGGGAGTGTCGGCTGCCAGTTGTCGTAGGTGGCGACCAGCACACCCCAATTCGCCACACCGTTCACGAAATTCGGGTTGGCAACCATGTTCTCGAAATTGCCGATCAGCATCTTCTCGGCGGTGATAGTGGCCGCCGCCAGGTGCTCGGTAATCACCGCCCCGGCCGCGACCTTCGGCGTCGTGACAGCGTCGTCGGTGATCTGCGTCGTCGTGATCTGGCCGGTCAGCTTCGCCGCCGCCATCGCGGCTATCTGTGCGTCAGTGATCGTTCCGGTGAGATCGGTCGTCGGTACGGCCGATGTCCAGGCCGAGCCCGTCCAGCGATAAAGTTTGTTGTCGGCTTCGTTGAAGACGATCTGACCTTGGAAGTCACCGCTGCCGGGCAGTGTCGCCACGATGTCGACGCCGACCTTCGGCTGCTCGAGGGTGGTGATGACCACCGACGCGAAGTTCACAGACTGCACGCCCGTCGCAGACTGGAACTTGATCATGAAGGTGCCGACGGCCGTCACCAGCACGGCATCTTGGACGATGCCATCACCGACGAAGACGTAGGCGCCGGAGTTCCAGGCAGCGCCGGAGGTCACGGCCTGATATTTGATGATGGTGGCGCCGCCGTCGCGCACGCGCTGCTCGGTGGCACCGTTCCAGTGGAAGTTGGAAAAACCCGAGATGCCGGCGACCTGGACGAAGCCGGTCACGTCCTCCGGCGGCGTCGTATCACCGCTGACCGTCACGCCGATCTGCACATAGGTCGATAGCAGGTTGACGATGTTCACCGTCGCGACGCGAACGTGATAGAGGCCGACCGGGATGTCCTCGATCCTTGCCTCTTCCGTTCCGGCGGGTACCCGCGGGAGGACAATCCAGGTGCTAGCGGCCTGCAGTTTGTATTCAACCTGGTAGCCAGCGATCAGTTCATCGACCGGCGCATCCCATTCGATGATGAGCCGGCTCTTGACGCCGCCGCCACTCGACGCCGTGTAAACTTGCTCGGTCGCCGTCAGGTTCGTGACCGGGTCGACCGTCGTCACGTCGGGGTTGTTGCCGCCCGGCCCGTTCGGGGTCGACGGGATTTCCTCGGAGCCGTCCCAAAAGAAGCTCGCGGCAGAGGTCTCGATCACCTCGAGGTCGACACCCTGGTCGCCGGACTCCGGATCGACGACGAGGCGGACCTCCTGGATCTCGAACACCTTGTCGTTGAGGTAGGTATAAACGTCGTGCGAGATCTCGATATTGTCGCCGGCCTGGTAGACCCACGCCGGCAGCTTACAATGCAGCGTCATCGTCAGTTCGCGACGAGACAGTTCGAGTTCCAGACGCGCGAGACGCTGCGCCATGGCGGCATCGTTCGTGAAGGGCAGCTGCAGGTCGTTCCAGACTTCGCCCTCGTCGTCGGTCACCCAGGCCGGATTTGAATAGGGCGGGAAGTCGGTCTCGTTCCAGTTGTTGTCGTAACCGACGAAGGTGCCTTTGACGGAGTTGAACCGCTCGCGGCGGGACAGCACGGTGTTGATCGTCGGACCAAGGCGGAAGTCGTCCTGCGTCAGCGTGCCGACCGGCTCATAGTAGGCGCCCGCCAGCATGCGCCATTTGTCGCCGTCGTGCGGCGTGTGGCCTCGCATCGAGCCCAGGATCTTGTTCAGCGTTTCCTGCGGCTCGGTGTCCAGGGTGAAGGCGCCGTTGCAGGTATAGCGGTCCTGAAAGAGTCCGGAGCCCACACCACCTACCTCGACCTGCTCTTCGCAGATGTCCGCTGCGGCCTCGACCTCCGCGGTGTAGATGTTCGCCGGATCGATCTTCGGACCGATAAGCGGGTCGATCATGTAGTCGTAGGCGCAGAGGGCTGAATTGTTCGTCCAGCGAGTGATGCCGTCACGCGGGTCGAGACATTTCTTGCCGCGCACCAGGAACGAGAACGCCGGGATGCCATCGGCAAAGACCGGCATCTGCTCGCCGACCGGTCCATGCTGCAGCCGCACATAGCAATATGCGATGCCTTCGAAATTGTCTGTCGCGCTGACGAGATCGTTGTTGTTGACCTCGGCGACGAGGTCGGCGTCGTGCGCCTGGCCCGGCGCGCCATGATGGAACTTGAACCGGATCAGCGAGAAGCCGGCGCCGAAGGTGAAACCTCCCGTCGGAAATCCATCGGCGTCGAGGACGAAGTTCTTGTCCGGCAGCGGGTCCGGCACCACCCCATCGGCGACGGCTTCCTGGGTCCAATGGACCTCGTCGCCGATCCAGACCTGATGAAAGGCCTCGCACTCGTGATGCGCGACGGCCAGCACGAGATGCATATGCAGCCGGCTGGACGCATGCGCGAACAGCATGTTGTTGCCGACGCGGGTCTCGCCGTAGATCACACGCCACGGCCCGGCCGGCTCTTTGATGTTCGTCTTGCTGTCGACGTAGGAATTGTTGCGGTCGTTCGCCTGCTGCTGCGGATGCTGCATCGACGGCGTCGGCTTCTTGAAGATCACCGAGACGATCATGTTCAAGGCGAACGCCGCGACGGTCGATATGACGGCCGTTACAACGGCGGCAACGATGGCGCCAGCAAGCGGAGGCATCGCCGCCGCCGGTCCCGCGGCGAAAAGGATGGCGCCGGCGGCGGCAAAGGCGAGCCTGTAGCGCAACCCCCTCACCGGCCAATCCTCCAATACTTGATGACGCGGTCGCGTGGATAGAACGTCAATTCGTGCTCTCCTGGACCGGCGACGCGGAAGTCGATGCAGACCGCGAATGCCTCCCGGCCGTCATAGGTCGAGACGACACAGACATCGCCGCGCTGCATGCGGGTCTGGCCGGCCTGCCCTTCCTGGCCGAACAGCTTGTCGCCCCAGGCGCAGAGACCGCCCTCGCGCTCGACGATCCGCATTGCCGACAGGGCGTCGACCCATGTCGTCGGCACGACGCGGTCGCCGGTCAGTGCCTCGACGAGATCAAAGACGGCGGTTCCGCAGTCGTTGGTTCCCCACGCGAACGCCATCTTCCGGCGCGCCTTGACGTGCTCGGCAAGGATGTGCTCCCAGCCGGGCCGCTTTCGATTGAGCTGCATTCGCCGCTCCCACAGATGTCAGAAGGGCGGGCCCCACTTGATGACGCGGTCGACCAAGGTGGCGACATTGCGCAGCGACGGGTCGGAATGGAGCTTCAGCTGGTGCTCATGCGTGAAGCGCCAGTTGCGGGGACGCTCGAGGTCGACCAGCTCGTTCTCGTATTGGAGCAGCACGACCGGCTTCGATGCGTCCTTGGTATCGAGTTGCGCGGTATCGAGGCGACCACGAAAGACAGTGTGCGGTGTGTCGACCAAGGAGCCGTCGGCGGCCAGGAAGCCGATCCAGACCTGGCCCCATTTGCCGTGCTGCGCTTCCTCGAGGACGCGGTCAGCATTGTCCGGTCCGACGCCGGCAAGCTTGATCGTCATGCCGGCCGCTTGCAGGGCCTGCGTCTCCGCGGTGGCGCCGACGCCTAGAAGGACGCCGTTGCCGACGTAGGTGTCGCCGCTCGAGGTCACATTGCCGAGGCCCGACCACAGCCGCAGAATGCCGGTCGTGAATTCGCCGGCATAGAAGACGACGGGCCGCGTGGTCGCCGCACCGATCGCGGTGACCATGGCGGAAGTGAACGGCCTCATGGGCGCATATCCTCGACCGCCTTGAACGTCACCGGCCGGTAGTAGTCGCCGACGCCGGACTCCCAGGAGTCCATTTCGGTGAGCACCCACCGCGCATACGGCGAACTGTAGGTCACGGCCGCGCTGGACGCGGCGGCGCGCAGCGGCGGCCAGATGTCGAAACTGCCGCCGGCGGTACCGTCAGCGAGGATCTGATGCAGGTAGCGGCTGGCGATGGTGATGTAGTCGCCGGCCTTCAGGGTGCCGGTGCCGGAGAGGGTCACGGTCTTTGCCCGGATCGAACCGGTCGCCGTCCAGCTGCCCGACGCCGTGCCGAGGCGCGTCGCGGCAAGCGGGTCGCCCGCGTTGAAGCTGCCTTCCATACCGTTGAGCGATGTCAGGAAGGCCTGCCATGGTGCGGCATCGGCGCGCTTCATCGGCGGCAGCGCGCATTCAAGCTCCCACCAGCCGCCATAGTAGTCATAGACCTGCATCACGCCGCTGGTCGGCGCGCGGCTCATGCCCTGCGACTTCACGCGGGATATGCGGAAGCCGGTCAGGTTGTTCGGCGTGATGAACGTGCGCGGGTAGGAAATGGCCATCGGGCGGACCTACTTGAATGTCTGCTTGGTCGGGCCGCCGCGCCGGCGGTCGTCCATCAGCGCCGCCTTTGCTCCCTGCATCGTGCGACTCTCGACTTCTTTCAAGCGCATATTGAATTCGGAGCGGCTGACGTCGCTGCCGAAGTGATTCGTCTGCTGCACGATCACGGTCGTGCCGCCACCACCACCACCGCCGCCACCGCGGCGGAAAGCATCGTTGGGAATGATCGTCCCACTAGTGCCGGGCTCGAACCATTCAGGGCCTTTCTCGCCGACTACATACCCTCTCCCGGCGCTGACCGGGCCGCCCTCGGCCTTGAATAGATTTTTGAAGAAGCCGCCAATGAGGCTGCCAAAGATACCCTGTTCGGTCGACCCCTCGCCGCGGATCGCGTTGAAGATGTTGGACAGCGCCGCCTGCATTTCCATCTGGATCAGCATGTTGGCGAACGACTGCACGATGCGGCCGAAGTCGACCTCGGCGCCCGACGCGAGATCGGTGAAGGCTTGGCTGAGCTCGGCGACGACCTGCTTGCCCATCTCAAAGGCGCTGTTGGCCTTGGCCATGTCGGCGAAGCCCTGCTCAATACCGGCCATGAAGCCGTCGACACCACCCTGGGCGCCACGAAAGGCGCGGCCCATGTCGTCGGCCCGTTCGTTGATGGCCCTCAGCGCAAGATCGTATGTGCCATCAGAAACGGGGCTTTGCGTGACAACGGCATTGAGGTCCCTAATCGCGTCGGCCGCATATTTGGTTCCGTCGCCGAATTGATTTTCCAGTGTTTGCGCGGTGCTCTCGGCTTCCTTCTGAAGTTTTGCGATCAGCTTGCCGACCTCGTCGACATCCTGCTTCGCCGTCTTGGTGGTCGATCCACCGCCGCCGCGTGCCTTGGGCGCCGGGTTGCTGACGCCAGGTTTGTCACCAGTCACTGTGATGGGCGGGAACGTGACGGCGTGAGCCTTCGAATTTATCGCGTTCAGTTCGGCGTTCATCTTGTCGATTTCGCCCTGGACATCGTCGAGGACGGCTTGCGACGCGCCACTCGCCCGCAACTTATCCAAGTCGGCCTGCGCCTGAACCATCTTGTCGAGCGTGGCCTCGACGCCCGACGAGTTGCCGCCGTTGGAGATCCAATCCCACGCCTGCTTGGCCGTGTTGCCGATCGTTATCAGCGCTGCGGCCTTCATCAGCAGAATGTCGAGGGCGACCGTCGCGACCGGGGCGCCGAACTTGGCGAGGAAGGTGTCGAATACTTGGCCGGACTCTTTCAGTTTGGCGTCGAATTCATCCCAAGCCCGGATCGTCTCCCCGGTGGTCAGGGCGTTGGCCGCCTTGGTCTTGGCCACCAAGGTTTCGTTGCCTTGGGCGATCTGCTCCAGGATGGTGACCAACCGAGAACCGGAGCGACCGAATAGCTCCTGCATCAACGCCGAGCGCTCGGTCTCCGAGCCGATCGCCAGCAGGCCGCGCGCGACCTCGGGCATCACGTCCGACGCCTTGCGGAGTTTGCCCTCGCCGTCCAGCAGCTTGACGCCCAGTCGCTCGAACCGGGTGATCATCTCTTCGCTGCCTTCGTTGGCCGAGCCCATGCCGCGGGCCAGTTTCATCATGGAGGCGTCGAGTTGTTCGGCGCTCACACCGGACTGCGCGGCAGCCAGGCGATAGGCCTGCAACTGGTCAGTCGTCAGCCCGATCTGCTCGGCCTGCTCGCCGAGGTCGGCGGCCTTCATTCCGGCGGCCCAGATGCGCTGCGCAATAGCAGCCGCAGAGAAGGCCGCCGCGAGCGGCGCCAGCGCCCTGCTGGCCGCGCCGAATCCCGTCGACATCGCGGACGACGCCGACTTTGCCTGCGCGTCGACGCGCTTCATGTTCTGCTCGACCGAGCGGAAGGCAGACGCCGTCTTGTCGGCAGCGAGCAGGTTGATCTGCCAATTCGCTTGGTCGAGCGGCATCGATCACCTCTTCGCCTTTCGGCGCTGCTCTTCGCGTTCCTCGGCCTCGACGACGAGGTAAGCCAGGAAGCCGTTGAAATCGTCCATCGACATGCTGTCGATCTCGGACGGAAGCTTGCGCAGACGGTCCGCTAGTGCATAGCGCTGGCGGTCTCGGGACCATCTGCCCCGGAGTTTCCCGCGTGCTCCTCCACGGTCCTGCCGTAGATGACCGCGATCAGCTCGCCGAGGCGCTCCATGCGGATGCTCGTCATCAGCTTGGCACGGTCGTCCTTCGTGAACACCGCGCTGCCGTCGGGATACTTGCAGAGGCGGACAATGGCCTCGGCCTGCTGCTTGGCGGTGTCGTCCGGGTAGAGCGCCGCGATCTTGCGGAACTCGGCACCTACCATCGGCCGGACACGAATCTCGCGGCCCATGAAGGTCACGGTCTTGATGCTGGCCTCGTACTCGTCGACCAGCAGGTCGATCATGCGCTTCTCGGCAGACATTACGCGCCCACCGTCGTGATGGTCAGGGCGCCGTTGCCCTCGAAGGTGATGCGCCGCGTCACGACGCCGTCATGCGCGGTGGCGACGCCGATCGTCTTCACCGTCGCGGTGCCGGTGTAGATCGTATCGCCCGACGTGCCGCCCTCGGGCCCGAGCGTGAGGGCGACCGAGGCGCCGATCGTCAGCGCGACCTGGCCGTTCGTGTCGGTCTCGTCCCACAGGCATTCGGCGTTGGCGGTCCAGCCTTTGAGGCCGGTCAGATGCGTGTGCCAGGTGTCGCCCATGACGCTGTCGTCGACGGTGTCCTGAGTGACCTCGATCTCGAACGAGCGCACCTCGGCGACCGTGTTGGTCGAAACCTTCACGACGCCGTCTAGGCCGTGATGAGTGGCCATTTATGTCTCCAGATTTTTTGAGGGGATTGCCCTGGCGCGTGCGCGCGCGACGACGCGCCGGACGGGCTGGCCGGCGGTCGGAATGAAAAAGGGCCCCGGATGGGGCCCTGGAGGTGGCTGCTAGAGCGCCGTGCCTGGCGCGTTTGCTGCGGTGTAGTAGATGACGGCGAACTCGAGCCGGACACGGCCGAGCCGGCGTTCATTCTCGCCGGTGGTCACGACGATTTCGGTCGACGCCAGGAACAGGTCTTTCGCCAGTCCGCCCAGGCTCGGATCGGCTGCCAGCGCGGCCTCGACTTCCTCGGCGATCGCGTCGAGCTGCGCGTCGTTGTCGGCGAAGCTCGACGTCACACCGTCGACCATCAGCCGCACGACGCGCTGAAGCGAACGCGCGGCGCCCTTCATGGTGGCGCTTTGCGATGTTTCCTGCCGGGCGTAGACCAACAGGTAATCCGCCGAATCCGCCGACACCGGCCAGTCGCGGCCCGGGTAGACGCGCGAGCCGGTCGACGCGAGGCCGGCAAGCGCTGCCGCCGCCGCATTCACGATCTGGCGGCGAGCATGCATCGGTTCTGCTCCTACGGGACGCGCTGCAGGCGCAGATGCGTCATGCCGGTGCCGTCCGGGAGAACGGCGCGCACGGCGAAGGTGATCTCGTCGACGACAATGGTGTCGCCTTCGGTGGCGTCGTCCGGCAGGTCGATCGACCGGCAGATGAAGGTCGCCTGCGGGACGATGACGCCGACCTCGACCCCGACCTCGGCGACCATCGTCGGGCGTTCCAGCAGGCCGACCACGTCGACCTCATCAGCTGTCGACGTGTAGGCCGCTGTCGTCATTAGAAGTCCTCCAGGAACACCGCGCGGTCCGTGTCGCTTTCGAAGTCGTCGTCGCTCAGGAACACGAGGCGATCGGCGTCCGTTTCAACACCGCCTTGCCCGCGGGCCCGCACGATGTAGGCGTCGAGTGTTGCCGAGACGATCGTATTGACGACCAGGACCGCATCGAGAAAGGCTGACGCTGACATCCCGCGCCGCACGGCAGCATCGATCTCGACCGTCGTCGTGAAGCCGCGACGCAGGGCAGCATCCAGGATCGCTTGCGCGGCGCGGTCGTCACGCACGGCGGCATCAACCGTGGCGCTCGCCGTTCGATCATCGCGCACCGCCGCGTCAAGGCTGGCGGCAGCGCTGCGCAGTCGGCGCAGAGCCGCATCGACAGAAGCGGTGGCGGCCCGGCGCACCTGCAGGGCGGCATCGGCGGTCGCGGTGTGGCTGCGTCGGACAGCGATGGCGCCGTCGAGCGCCACTGTAACTGCCTGTGCCTTACGAAGGGCCGCGTCGAGCGTTGCCGTAATCTCGAAGGTGCCCTCTACCACCAAGAGAGCATCGAGCGTTGAGGATACCGTCTGCGCCTGGCGCAAAGCGGCGCCCAGCGTGGCCGTGGCCACGCGATGCGCCAGAACGGCCGCATCTACTGTGGCCGTCGAAACTCGGCCTGCCCGCACGGCAGCATTGATTGTCGCGGTGGCTGTTCGCACTGCCCGGATCGCGGCATCGATCGTGGCGGTACGCGACCCCCTGACCGCGATCGCAGCATCCAGGGCCGAGCCGACGGTCTTGCCCTGGGCCCGCAAGCCGGCGTCGAGGGACGCCGACGCGGTGCGTAACCCCCTGACCGCCGAGTCGACGCTTGCCGTCGCCGTCCGCGTCTTCTTGACGGCAGCGTCGGCAGTGGCGCCGGCTGTGCGCGATGCCCGCACGGCTGCGTCCAAGGTCGCCGCGGTCGTCAGCGTGTCGCGCAGCGCGGCGTCGATCGTTGCCGTAACCTGCCGTGCCCGCCGCAGAGCCGCATCGACCGTCGCCGACTGGCTGCGCGTTTTTCGGATCGCCGCGTCGAGCGTGGCCGTCGCCGTGATCGTTGGCGCGTAGTCTTCGGTGACGAGGAAGTCGCCGTTTTCTGCCAGGAGTCGACCGCCGTCCTCCTTGAGGATGCGACCGCCAGTCATTTGGCCCTTGCGCTTGCGGCGGCTTTTAGGGTGGCCACGTCCGCCTCAAGCGCTGCAATGCGCTCAGCAAAAGTCGGCGGCTTTGGCGGCGTCTCCCGAGCTTCGCGTGCTGCTACGTCGGCGGCCCGCTGCGCAAGGAAGTCGGATTCCTCCTTGCTCGTCATAGGAACTCTCTCGCCTTTGTGTGTCTTGTAGAGCGTCATGGATTGCGCCTCGCACGCCAAGAGTAGCCGCCGGCTGCAAAAGTAGACGAAGCCCAGAAGTAAACCCTGAGACCATCGATGTCCGCCGCCGACTCGCGCCAGTTCCAGGAGATGAAGTTGAAAAGGATCGAATTGGACGTGTCGTAGCCGACCAAACTTGAATGGATGCGCGAGTAGGCGGCATCGGATGGCCTGAAGATGTCTATGGTTCCGAAAGCCGGATAGTTCGTCGACGCAGCGATGTTGCTGCGCGTGATGGAGCCGACCGAATCGAGGACAGATTCCCATCGCGCATAGGACGTGTCGTAGAAATTGCGCAGCGTGCGATAGTTGTTGGCGCCATTGTCCCATGCCCCGCCGCCGTTGGATGATGTCTGCAGCATCATCTGGTCGTTGCTGCTCGGAAGGACACCCCAAAGCTCTAGGCGGTATCTGTTGTATTTGGCGGGATCAAACGTCGTGATGTCGAGCGTCGAGCCACTGAGAGAGCCGACCTCCAACTCGTCCCATATTCCCCGCCTTACTAGAGCTCCCGTCACCGTCTGATTCGCGTCGGCGTCCGCCTCGCTCGGATCAACTACGGGAATCAAGTGCGTGTCGAGCAACTCTGCCGCGGGAGGGAGGTCCGCAATCTTATCGTCGGCCATGTCGCGCCCTCACAATCTCACGGCAGAATGTCTTCGCGCGTGAGCACGCATCCGCCTTCGGAGACGTAGAGACGAAGCCCGTCAGGGAGATCAACGTACAGCCACTCCACCGTGCGCGGACTGCCGCCGCCAACGCCCTTCACGGCGCGGCGCTTGCGCATGACGGTAACGTCGGTGACATCTTTCATCACGGCGACGATCCGCTGGCCATCGGTGCCGAAGCGGATGTCGCCGTCCTGATGGATGTCGAAAGGCGCCGGCACTTCCGATCCCGTATCCAGGACCTTGAGTGCTGCCGCCCTGATTTCCTCGTCGACCATGGGCTAGATCTCGTCCCAGGCGATGGTGAGGGTCTCGCCAGACAGCATGCCCTGCGAGGCGGTGTCGGCCACGGTCATCATCATGACCAGGTGGTCGCCCTTCTCGCCGGTGCTGGTGTATGGGCCGGCGCCCAGCGCCAGCGGCGAACCGGACGTGTAGTCGAAGGCGCTCGTGTAGCCCGAGGTCGATGTCGCCTCGGCCGGTGTCGCAAAGGACGTCACGGCCTTGGCATACAGTCCGATGCCGGTGCCGAAGCCGTTGGCGCCGTCCATGTAGGCCCGGATGCTCGTGATCTCAGTATAGGAGCCCGAGGCCACATAGAACCGCAGCCACTTCTCGAAGCTGTAGTCAGTGCCCGAGGCCGGCACGACCATCGGATTGCTCGTGTCGACGGTCGCGTTGTCGGCGTTCTTGAAGCGGATCGTGCTCGAGGTCTTGTTGGTTTGCGTGCCACCAGCACCTGTTTTCTCGACGATCTGGACTGATGCGGCCATGGCGCGCGCTCCTGCGTGGGACCTTCGGGAAAGGCGAAGGGCCGGCGCTAGGCCGGCCCATTGCTATCAGCTGAAGGTGTGCAGTACCGCGTGCTGCCAGAAGCCGTAGGCCATGGCGCCGGACCAGCTCACGCCATACCAGTGCTTCTTCTCCTTGAACTCCAGCTCGGAGCCCTCGGCGATCGCATCGACCGACAGCGGCACTTCTTCCTGCATGATGAACGGCTTGGTATCGCCGTCGGTGCGGAAGACCGCCATCTTGTCGGACCAGGTCGAGCGCGCGTTCGGCACGACGCGGATGTTGATCTCACTCGACAGCGCCGGAATGATGTTGACCTCGCCGCCGCCCAAGGTCTGCAGGCCGACCGCGCTGCGGGCCGTGGCCCAATAGTTCAGCGGGACCATGACCTCGAACTGCTTGGCGTCCTCGTTCATCGGCTCGCCCTGGTCGTCCTTGAACGACAGCAGCGCCTGGATGTCGAGCATGATGGCGTCGCGCATCTCCTGCACGGTCGGGCTCGTGCCCGTCGCGGCAGCGCTCGTCAGGTTGTTGTCCTGCGTCCCCGAGTCGCCCTCGCTGTGGCTGTCGGAGAAGAAGTTCGCGCCGTCGTAGCAGGCGGTCGAGGCGCCGGCCTCGATCAGCGTCGTCATCAGCTTCGCGGGATGCGACAGGGTGCGACGCGCCAGTTCGGCGATGCGGATCTGAAGCTGGCCGCCCGCGTTGCGACGAAGTTCTTTCGTCAGCACCTCGAGCGTGGCTTCGTAATCCTTGTTGGTGACCTGGAAGGTGTTCTCGCGCAGGCCCTTGGCCGAGCGACCACCGACCCATTCCCGCATCTGCGGGACGGCGCCGAGCCACGCATAGGTCTCGATCGCCTGGTTGCTGTCCATCTTCATGGTGTAGCGATCGACATAGGAACCATCGCCCTGCGTGAGGCGATTCATGATGCTCGCGATGACAGCGCGCGAGGTAAGCAGCTTATCCATTTCGGTTGCTCCAAAAGAAAAAGCCGCCCGGTTGGGGCGGCTTGCGGAGAGGGAAGAGGGGGAAGGGTTGAGGGGGCGGCTATTCAGGCCGCCCCGTCAGGGACTAGGCCTCGCGAGCCCAGATGCCGTGCAGGCGGACCATGTAGCCGTCGGCCTCCGGTCCATTGACGGTGATGAAGTCGCCGCGGCGCTGGGTGGCCTTCGTCAGCACGAGCTGCTTGCCGTCGCCGCTGGTCGCGGAGACATCCGGGCCGAGCCACAGGTCGCTGGCGTCGAGGTCGAGTGTGACCGCCGTCGTACCGAAGGCGTCGACCGCCAGGATGACGATGTCGGACAGGCCGGCGGCAATCGCCGGGAACGTCAGCACGTCGCCGTCGCCGGCAGCGGTGACGCAGAACAGCTTGCCGTTGTCCTCGGCGTCGAAGGTCTTGGTCGCCGCCAAGGTCTCGCGCTTCGAGTAGGCCGCCCACGGATCCTTGAAGCCGAAGGCGTCGTAGCGAACGACCACGACACCCGACGAGACGAAGCGCTCGACGAACCCGATGAACGTGCCCGACACCGGGTTGAACGAATAGGCGTTGTCGTCCTGCGCGTAGACAGGCTGGCCGACGTCAGTGATCACCGCGCCGGACACGCTGAGCTCGACCGAGCCCTTGAGGTTCGTCCGGATGCGCTTGGCGGCCGCGGCGCCGGCGCTGTTGTCGCAACGCTCCTGGGCAAAGCCCGCGAAGACGTCGCCACCAGCAAGCGGGCGGGCATGGCCGGAAGCGTCGACCAGGCCGACGGCGGCGCCGAGATAGATGATGTCGGAAGCGATCACCGCGAATTCGCCGGTATCGCCAAGCGACTGATTGCGGACGAGGTCCGCCGCGAGAGTCGTCATTGTTGGAACTCCGAGAGATTGAAGAGGGGGAAAAGAAAAAGGCCGCCCGGTGGGGCGGCCCTACGCTTCGTTGTTTTGGTTGCGGCCTATGCCGAACGCTGGGTCAGGCGGCGGATGCGCCCGTTCGCGACGCCCTGCTGATAGGTGACGTACCGATCGGCGCTGCCGAATTCCTCCTGCAGCTCGGGCGACTTCTCGAACTCGGCTTTCCAGCCTTCCGGGGTGTTGGCCGCGGGCTGCGTTGTGCTGGTCGTCGTCGTGGCTTTCACTTTGCCGGTGGCCTTCTCGACGTCGATGATCGCCTGGGCCTGACCAGCGCGTGCCGTCTTCTCGGCATTGATGAAGCGCATCGCGGCGGCTTCCGGCGTGACACTGCCGTCGGCCTTCAGCTCGGCCAGCAACTTCTCGTGGCCCGGCAGCGCCGCGGCCTCGATGCCGGCGACGCGCTTGCGCTCGGTCTCGGCGCCCTCGAGACGGGCCGCAGCGAGCGCGGTCTCGTTCAGGGTGACCGAAGCAGCAGCGGCCGATTCGCTGCGGATCTGACCGACGATGTCCGGAAACGCCGCGGTAAGTTCGGCAATAGACGTAGGCTTATCCATGGAGGTTTTCTCCGAAGACGCCGCCGCCGCGGCTCGGGGGGTTGCTCCTTTGGCCAAGCCGGCGGCGGCCAGCTTGGTCAAAACCTTGTCGACGGTGCCGATCGAGTCGGCCATGTCGGCGGCAACGGCGTTCGCGCCCACAACTGAGCCGCCCTTGCCGAAGTCGGACTTCACGGTGTCGATCGACACGCCGCGGCCCTTCGCGACCGCCTCAATGAACAGCGCCTCGACGGAGTCGAGCATCGCCACAATCGATGCGCGCCCGGCGCTGTCCATGACATCGGGTCTCTTGTTCGGCGCGTTGCTGGAAACGATATCGATGTTGATCTTGCCGCTGCCATCCGGCGCGACCTGCTTGGACGCGCCCACGACGACGCCGATCGAGCCGACGATCGCGGTCGGCGACAAGACGATGTTGCTGGTCGAACTCGCGATCCAATACGCAGCCGACGCGGCGACGCCGCCGACAAATGCCGTGATCGGCTTCGTCTTGCGCGCGCCCATGATTTCGGCCGCGAAGTCGGCAATGCCGGTGACGACACCGCCAGGGCTGTCGATATTGAAGAGGATGGAATTGACCGCTGGGTCGGCCAGGGCGGCGCGGAACTGCGCCTGCGCCATGTCGAGCGATGTCGCGCCCGACATTTCCGTCATCATGTTCGCTCGCGGGAAGATCGGGCCCATGATGTTGATGACAGCGACGCCGTCGGCCGCCATTGCCGGCATTTCCTGCCGTGGCGGGTTGTCGCGCATCGCGGCGACCACCGGTGCATCGAACTGACGCTCGGCGATGGCCGCGATCATGCGCAGCCATTCCGGCTCGATCGCCCACGGCTGGCCGAGGACGGCGTCGATTGCTTTCATCGTGCTTGCCTCGCGGGCTGATCTGTTTCGTCTGTATCGTCGGCCGCCGGCGCCGGCTGATTCGGTTCCATCACGAGACCGGCCGCCTTCGCAAGCTTCGTTTCCTTCGCCCGCTGGTCGAGCTTCTTCTCGATCTCGCCGCCGGTGCGCTCCATGCAGACCTGCTCGCCGGTCTTCGTGCCGAGCTCCATGTCGAGCTTGTCGGCCTGGGCTTCCTGGAACGGGTTCAGGCTGTAGCGCCGCGGACCGATCCAGTTCGCGCCGAGGTAGGCCTCGCGCACGAGCGGATTCGCGAACCAGCCCGGCCGATTGATCCGGCCCATGGCGACGGCCTCGTCCATCGCCCAGCCGTAGACCTCCTGGCAGAAGCGCTCAGCGAACCAGACGCGGTCGCCGTTGAAGTGCGACCAGGCGATCTCCAGAGCGGCACGGGAGGCGGAATAGCTGCTGCTGAAATGCTGGGTGAGCAGCTCGAGCGGCAGGGACAGCGCGACGCCAACCTGGGTCAGGAACGACGTCACGAACGGGTCGAAGTTTGAATTCGGCCGCGACGGGTTCATCATCGACGCCTTCTCGCCCGGCGCCAGGCCGAGCACGGCGCCGTTGCCGAGCTGCAGTTCGTTCTCCGCGGTGTTGCTGTTCTGCTCGCCGACGACCGGCGCGAGATCCTCGCCGCCCGCGTTGCCAGCCGGCGACTCGATGACCATCGTCACCATGGCGCCGACGACGGCTGCTGTGACCTCGGCGTCGCTGTAGTCGGAAAGCTGCTTCAGGTGCTCGATCACGGGTGCGAGCAACGGCATGCCGCGCGACAGCTCCGGTCGGTCGCGATGGAACAGGTGAATGACGACGCGCAAGCCTTCATCGGACCGGGCCGGCACGCGCTCCCAGGCCAGTTGCCCGATGCGTAGCGCGCCGGGGTGCTTGTCGCTGATGTGGTAGGCGATCGGGACACCGTCGGCGTTGGTCTCGACGCCGCCCGACAGCCGGTCGGTATCGTCGCCGCGGTTCGGGTTGCTGAGCCGGTCGGCCTCGAGGACTTGCAGCTTCGTGCCGTAGAGGTCGCCCGGATCCTGGCGGAAGCGGCGGACGACGATGCAATCGCCGGATTCCTTAACGGCGCGGAAGGCAAGCACCTGGAGCTCGTCGAAGCACTGGACGCCGGTGAAGTCGCAGCGCTTGGCGTAGGCCCAGAACTCGCGCTCCTGCTCGCGCTCGGCCTGGTCGGCCTGCTCCGGCGTGATGCCGAGGATGTCGGCGTCGATCGACGCCTGCAGTTGCAGCCCGGCGCCGACGACGCCCGTGACCGTCGTCTTCACCGCGCCGGTGGCGATCGGCGCGTTGCGGGCGAGGTCACGGGCCCTTGCACGGACGTCGGGCAGATCGCGCAGCGTGTCGGCATCGGGGGAGCCCCCGCCAGGACGCCAGTTGCGTGTCGGCCGGCGGTCCTTGCGCCCGCCTTTCCATGAGCCATCCGCAGCAGCCATCATGGTCCGCGCGCGCCAGCGCTGCAGGCCGGCCGTCGGCGAGAACCAGCCGATGACGCGGTCCAGGGGGTTGAGTGGCGCTCGCTTCATGCGGCTACTCCGGCACGATGTAGCGGGTGCGGCTGAGCGAACCGCTGCCGGCCGACGCCGGCGTCAGCGCGGACACCTCGCCACGCCAGAACTTGATCTGCTCACGGATCTCGGCGGCATCGGCTCGGCGCAGCATGCGGCGGCCACCGCTGCCGGTGTCGATCTCGTACTGCTGCGACGTCGAGACGGCGAGCGACGCCGCCATCCAGGCATCCAGTTGCGCCTGCGCCTGCTCGAGCGTGTAACCGGCCATCAGATACCTCGATGGAAGACGCGGCGCCCGCGCGCGATCTGCGGCCGCAGCGCCACTTGCGGTGGCGGTGGCGGCAGTTGCGGCGGCGCATCGGCGGGCGGCGGAACGACGGGCGGGCGGTGGTCGCGGAACATCGACCAGGCCACGTTGAGCGATTGCAGGGCGGCGTAGGCGTAGACCCGGCAGTCCAGCGCTTCATTGCGCGTGCCGGGTTTCTTCTGCCAGACGCGGGTCGGAAAGCCCTTCTTGAAGACCGTATGCACCGATTCGGCGGTGAGCTGAGCGAACCAGTCCGGGTCGCGGCCCTCCGGGAAGTGACAGAATCCGGGCCCTACCGTCGGGATCCGCAGCCGCGCATAGATTGCGTCCTTTGCGGCATCGACGCCGATCAGAAACAAGTTCACCCGGCCGCTGTTGTTTTTGCTGGCGCGCTGCGGCCACACCAGCCGCCCGGCGCCACCCATGCCGGCGATCGCGTAGACCTTCTGGCCGAAGCGCGGCCGGCAGTATTTGTAGACCGACTGCGTGTGGTGGCCGCGGCTATCGATGCTGACCGCCGAGACCTTGACCTTGGCGCCGTCGGCTCGCGTCCACTGCTGCAGGCGGATGCGATCGAGCTCGGCCCACACCGCGTTGCCGGACGGATCGCCCGGGATGACATGATAGGCCAGCGACCACGATTCTTCGTCGCGGCCCCAGCCGACGATTTCCAGCTCGAGCCGGTCGTCCTGCGTGTCGACGCCGATCGTGATGACCAGCACGCCGTTCGGCACGGCGTCCTCGGCCCACGTCTCGACGCGCTCCATCAGGCCGGTCTGGTCGACCCGCTCGCCCTCTTCCTCCCAGGTCTCGCCGAGGGTGGTATTGATCCAGGCCCGCAGGGTTTCCGGCGCATCCTTGGCGCTGAAGAACGCGACCGCGATGTCCGGCACCGTCGACCACGGCGAATAGAGCTCGTTGAGGTGAAAGCCGGCGCGCCCCTTGAATGGCGCCTCGGCTCGCCATGCGCCGAGCCGCACGGCCGACAGCCGCTCGATGTTCGACCAGGCCGCACCGCAGGCAACGCAGTGATATGCCGCCTTCTCCGGCTCGTTCGCCAGCCACTTCACGTTCTCCCAGCGTAGCGTCTGCCGCTCGTCACAGTGTGGGCACGGCACGTAGTAGCGCCGCTTGTCCGATTGCTCGTAGGCCATCTCGATTCGCGAGTAGCCGCGCACCGTCGGCGTCGAGCAGAGGATATGCTTGCGGTTCCAGAAGGTCCGCGTGCGCTTCTTCGCCAGCGTGACCGGGTCGCCCTCGGTGCCGGCAGAGGGCGGGTAGCGATCGACCTCGTCGAGCAGCACAACGCGGATCGGTCGGCCGGCCAGGCCGGCCGGAGCGTTGGCCCCGGCGATGGTGATGTGACCACCAGGAAAGCGCTTCTGCAGGATCTTGTTGCCGCTGTCGCGTGTCCGCGGGTCCTTGACCTTGTCGCGCAGCGCCGGCGTGTCGCGCAGCATCGGTGCGAGACGATCGGTCGACCAGGCCTCGCCGATCTCGACCGTCGGCTGCACCAGCAGCAGCGGCGCCGGGTCCTGCGCGATGTGGAAGCCTACGATGTTGTTGATGATCTCGGTGCCGCCGACCTGCGACGACTTGATGATGACCACGTCCTCTACGTTTGGGTCGCTTACCGCGTCCATGATGCCGCGTTGATATTCAGCACGGGCCGTTATCCAGGGGCCCGGCTCCGACGACGCCTCAGAGGAAAGCCTGCGAAAGGAGTCCGCCCACTCGCTCACCGTCAGCGTGGGCGGCTTCGCCATCAGGTCCCGGATCAGCCGGCGCACCTCCGCCGTCATCGCCGCCTGGGACGTCTGCGGCATCTGCAACAAGCTCATCCAGGGCCTCGTTGACCGCCTCGGCGACCAGCGCTCTACACGCCGCTTCCGATGTCTCAATGGCTATCCGGGCCGCCAATTTGGTCGGTATCGCCAACAGCTTTGCGCGAACGGCCGTGAGGGTAGAGCTTAGGATTCGGGTTGCGTCGGAAATCGGGATCAGGGCGCCACGAGCTTTCGCCAACTCGATCTCGGCGAGTTCCGCTTCGGCAATCAGCTTGCGGTGACGTGCCGCGTCGATGTTAGCGCTCGGCGTCACTCCGGAAGACACGCGCTCGACGGCTTGCGCTTCTCGCCACTCCAAAACGTCTGCGGTGTTGAAAACGACCTGGCCGTCAACCTTTTCGCAGGTCAGGCCCTTGCGCACCCAAGCATCAACGCTCTGCGTTGACACTCCCAGCAGTGCCGCCAACTCCGTGCGGTTGACCGATCGGCCCGGTCCGCGCCGTTTGTTCAAGGTTCAACCTCAACAACAATTTGGTTTTAAGATTTCTATGCGCCGGCCCACGGCCTGGTTGCCATGACCCGCGGCGGGCCGCCTCGCCGGAAGAACCTAACCTCTTCGCAATTGCGAGAGGGGGTTGCGTTCGGGACAACGCAACTGCGTGGTCGTGGTCTGTTCGATGCGAACAATGCTCAACGATTGTCGAGCTTGACCCTCTTGGCCAGCGCCTCAGTCATGAAGCGTGCAGCGTACCGGTCGTAGGCCCTGCGCCCCACGCCATAGAAGTCGAAGCGCTTCTCGTACTGCGGTGCACGAGTGAAGATGAACACCGGCACGAGCATGCGGTTGGCTAGACGCCAGTACACCCCAGGCCTCAGCGTGCTGCCCTTCGGCGGCACGAAGAACGCATTGGCTCGCGCAGCAGCGCGGCGCCTGCCTGCCCGACGGTTGGCGCGGTAGCCCTGCTCGCCGAAGGCACGAAGGTCGGACAGCATGCGCACGATGAACGGTCCAGGCACGTTGCCGTATGCATCAAGCGGCGCGCCACTGCCCGGCACAGCGAACATGCTAGCGGGCATGAGGCCAGCCAGGATGAGCGCTCGCTCGAAGCGCTTGTGCTTGCGTGTCCCGCCCGTGATCTGATGACTTAGATACCTGCCGGGAGCGACGCCCTTGCCGCCGAACTCTTCCAGCCAGATGTTCACCTCGGGCCTGGATTTGCTGGCATACTTGAAGCGCAGCCCCCGCATTGTGAACGGGGTAGGCCTATCAAAGACCTCCTGCATTTCCATCTTGAGGACGGTGTTGATGACGGCGCCGGTCTTGTTGGCGGCGTCGACAAAGGCCTCGGGCAGGTGACGCTTTTGCAGCTCGGTCAGTTGGGATTGGATAAAGGAAGAGTTGGTGCGGATGTCGAATTGAAGCATTCGCCCACCCAGACAAGCAAAAACCCGGACTCAAGATCGGTCCGGGCACAATTGGTCGTCCGGGAAGATGTCAAGGTTTAGTTTGACCGTCAAGGGCTGGGGGTCAGAACGTCGACCATGCGCAGCCCCTTGTCGAAGTCCCGGTTCGCCTGGTCCCAAAGCCCGGCGGCCGTCTTGTAGTAGCCCACAAAGGTCGCGTCGACCGGGTGTCGGGCTTTGATCAACTCGGCGACCCTGGTCCCGGCTATGCCGGTCCGCTTATAGAACCGCACCGCCCATATGCCCCATACCGTCCACGTCCTGTCCTCGCTCGGCGACATGTCGTTCGGATCGCCGCCGCCTACCATCTCGACGCTTGATGCTCGTGCCGCTGTCAGCTTGCTGACGACGGTGTGCGCCTCTTCGATCTCGAACAGCGCCTCGAACGTTGGGTTATCGATGCCGCCATTCTCCGGCCCATCGCGCACCAGCTTGTCCAGGAAGTCGGACTGCAGCTTTGCGGCCGTCTCAGGTGTCGCCCCCAGCGGCTTATGGTTGACCGGCTTGATGACCGGCGCAACAGGCTCTCCCCTGGTGCCGCTCTTCAACCCCAGGCGCTTATAGTTCTTGTTCGGCATAGGCCCCGCTCTCGTTTGCGTTGCACCGCTGCGAGGGTTACAACGGTGCGCCAGCACGCATACGAGACTTGTCGCCTTCAGCCCCGGTTCGTGCCGGGGCTTTTTCTTTAGGCGGCCTCGAACAGTTCGCGGACGCGCTGTTCTGACATCGTCTTGCCGACCACTTCGTTCGGCATGATCTGGCCAGCGATTGCCGTCAGCCAAGCGCCGACCTTCGGGCCGAGGTCGCGGCATTCCTGGCCCGTCGAGTCTGCCAGCTTCTTGCCGTGCGGCAGCATCATGTCGAGCAAGACCATCTTCACGGCCGCCGCCTTGATAGAGGATTTTACGCCCTCGACGCTTGCGCGGCTCGCGGCTCGCGCGGGGGCGTCTTGCGCGGTCGTCCTCGGTCGCTCCACGAGATAGCGATAGTTGTTGTAAAACCAATATTCGAGGATCGAGTCGACGGCCGACGCATACTCATCGCGCGTGATCGTCTCCCGGAATGCGGCGAACAATTCCTCTTTGCTCGCCCCCGGCTTTTCGTTGACTAGATTTTCCAGCACGTGGCGTGGGCTCGACCCGCTCCATGACTGCACGGTTGCACCGAGTTTCATATCCTGAACTGACATTACCTTCTCCTTCAGTCGATCAAACCAAGTTGACGAGCGGCCACCACGGCCGCGCGCCTACGCCTCGCTTTGCGCTTGCTGCGGTCGCGTTCGTTCGCCCGCTTCTCTTCTTCGGTTCGGCCCTTCGGGCGCCTCACATGGTTGTCAGGCGGCACAAGAGCGAGCCCTAAATCTCGCAACGCCCGAAAGGTCAAATTGAATCGCTTAACGCCTTCGATCGCTTGGTCGCGGTACTTTTCTTTTTTAAGGTAACGCTCTCGCGACTGCGCGTTGATCTTGTCACGCTTGCGATCATTGCGACGTTTTTCGCGCAGGCGAGCCGGCATCGGATCGATGGCGCGACGTTCTCTCTCCTTGCGGTTTAGAGCATCTTGCCGACATCTATCGCTGCACATTCGTCGCGCATTGGCCCTCTTGGCTGCTGATGCTGCGTTGAAGCACCGCAAAGTCACCGGTCCGCCGCATTCTACGCATGGTACTTGGATGTCTACCTTTTCTTTGGCCCGCTGCCTTTGTTGGACGAGCGCGCGGCACTTTCTCAAACCGCAAAGTCGCCTGTTTAGGTTAGTGCCCCGAAGGTCGGCGCCACAACCAAGGCATGGCCGGTTCGCCGCCCGACGCCGCGCGATCTCAGCGTCCCGTAAAATCCGATGCTCACGGTCCTCCATCCTCCGCGGTTTGATCGGCCTCCCGATCCTAACCTCCAATAGCCGACGCTCGTAGGAGCGATCGCACGCTCGGCACTTCCGCAAGAAGTGGCCGCGCGGGTTCCACTTGTGGGGCTTAACGAAGGGAAACTCATTGATCCGCTTTGTTTTGCCGCACGCACTGCACACACGAACGACATCATCATCGCCTCGCCTACGATAGATGCGCCGAATGAAGCCAGACGCCTGCAATCGAATATCTTCGCGCCGGCTAACCATAAAGCCTCCTCGCCGCCTGCTCGATCACCCGCTGCTCATGCCACGGCAGCCGCGCGAGGTCGGCCCGCACGAACACCAGCACGCCCGCCTGCAGCGCCTTGACTGCAAGCGCACGCAGTTCGGCCTCACCCATGACGGGCTCGCCGACGTGCGGCTCGAGGCTGCCGCGGATGCGGACGTCGTCTCTCATGGAACCAACGTGTAGGTGCGACAGTCGTTCAGTTGCCATCCAGGCCCAGGCGGCACGCTGTACGCCACCGGCCCGCACCGCTCCGGCAGGTCGCCGATCGGCGGCGGCGTCTTGCGCCACGCCTCCCAGCGCAGCAGGCCGTAGCCCTGGCCGAGGTAGGACCGTTCCAGCGCATCCGACGTCTCGATCGTCGCGCGGTCGTAGTGCTCGCTGATGACGGCCGAGACCATGCGCACCGACGTGGCGCCCTTCACCGCGAACGGGAAGTCGACGAGCTCGAGCCGGTAGCGGGTCAGCGCCGGGCTGAGGCCGGGCGGGCAGAACGCCGGGTCCTGCGCGATGTCGAGCGTCGCAATCGCCTCGCGCCATGTGCCGGTCGGTGCGTCCTGGGCGAAGACCAACCAGCCGGTGCCGTTGCAGCGCTGGCCGACGAAGTGCTGGACGTAGGGCTTTCCGCCATCACGAGTCGATGTGAACCGCACCCAACGATCCGCGCCCACTTCGGCGACCTGGAACCCGTCACCTCGTTCGGGCTCATAGCTGCCGAACGGGGCGAAATCCCACGACTGCCGCGCCGTGCTGTTGCCCTCGGCGACGTTCGACAGCGCGACGTAGCCGACGGGCAGCGGCCAATCATGGCGGCCGGCGTTCTCGGCGTGCTCGACCAGATACTCCATCGGGTTCGCGATCGTGACGTGCTGGACCGGTGGCAGCGGTGGCGGTGGCGCCTGGTGCGAGCACGCGAACACCGTCAGCGACAGGGCGAGGATGGCGGGCTTCATGGCTTCCTCACCTTGATGCGCGTGACCTTGCCCGGGTTGTGTCCGGTTGCGTGGTCAATCGCCGCCTCAAGGCCGCGAACGATCTTGTTGCGCTTCGGCTTGTCGGCAGCCTGCGTCAGGCACGACGCGGCGAGCGCGCGGATGTCACGCCAGCCGATCCAGATTTTCTTGCCGCCGCCGACCAGGACGATGCCAGGCTCGGGGCCCGTCACGTCGATTGCCAGCACCTTGGCCGCAATCGTCGCGACCTCCGGGCTCGTCTGCTCCCCGCGCTTCATGCCCCGCACCGCCAGGACCTCCAGTCGCTCGAGTGCCTCATGGCACGCACGCGCGGCCTCGCAGATTGGCCACAGGATTTCGAACGGGATCGTTGCTGATTTCTTCGATCGCCTCATGCCTGTGCTCCCTCGGGAATGTCGCGATGCTCCGGCGGTGGCGTGCCCTCGCGGCGGGC